AATGTTGCTAGTACGTCTAACGCTACTGGTAAAGTATTAGCAGGACACATATCGTCAACAGCTACTGCTCAAGCTATTACATCAACTGAAGTCATTCGTGACCCAGATTCATTTGGTGATATAGTTAGAGGTCTTCACGTTTATGGTGCGGAAGTACTAAGACCTGAAGCTCTAGTATCTGCTTTCTACGTAGTAGACTAAGCAATTCGTAAGTGGGGGAGGAATCATGTGTTCGCTTCCCCCTTACACCTTTTATATAATTTTAAATGGAGAACTATTATGCCAATGGTAAATGGAAAAAAATATTCTTATAATAAAGCAGGTAAAGCTGCTGCTTCAAAAGCAAGAAAGAAAAAAATGGGTGGTGGTCGTATGATGTACACTGATGGTGGTTTAGTTGATTTTAAAAATCCTAATTAATCATGGCTAAAGGTGTAAAACATTATTTTAGAGATGGTAAAGAGTTTAAAGGTAATACACATAAAATGCCTAATGGTCAACTACACTCTAATAAAACTCATACAAAAACAAGTAAAAGACTTTTTCATTTTAATGAATTAAGTCCAACAGCAAAGAAAAAAGCTAAAGGTAAAAAATAATGGCTACAACATTCCTAACACTAACAAATGATGTTCTTAGAGAACTTAACGAGATTGAACTAACCTCTGCAACTTTTGCTAGTGCGAAAGGAATTCAAAACTTTGTTAAAAATTCTATTAACAAATCTTTAAATGATATTGCAAACGAAGAACCTCAACTTCCATTCTTTGCAGTTGCAGCTAGTGGAGGAACAGACCCTTTCTATGGTAATGTTACTGTAGCAACTACAGCAGGTACTAGATGGTACACACTAAAATCAGGTAGCTCTAGTATCACAACTGATTATGCTTCTATAGATTGGGAAGATTTTTATTTAACAACTATAAACGTAAGTGGTGAAACATCTCCTTATGTTTCTAGAGGTTTAACATTTATTACATTAGACGATTGGACAAGATATTTAAGAGATGCAGAAAATGATGATGATGCAGATACTCAAAATTATGGTGAACCTAAATATGTTATTCGTAGTCCAGATCATCGTAAGTTTGGATTAAGTCCTATACCCGATAAAGTTTATAATGTGCATTTCTATGCTTATAATGCACCTACAGCTTTGTCAGCTTATAGTGATGAAATAGTATTACCTGACCAGTATGCTAATGTAATAACTGCTAAAGCTAGATATTACGTGTGGCAATTTAAAGAAAGCCCACAACAAGCTGCATTTGCTTTAGATGATTATAAAAAAGGCATGAAGCAAATGAAGTCTAACTTAATTAATCCTGCTCCAAAATATGTTGGAGATGACAGGAGATATTTCTAAACATGCCTGCATCGCAACCGTATACAGTCGCAGTCAATGGAGGATTAGTCAAGTCTTCAAATGTTATAGACTTACTTAAAACTCCCGGAGTTGCAAAAGATTTAAGAAACTTTGAAGTATCTACAGAGGGTGGATACAGACGTATCAATGGTTATCAAAAGTTTGGTACAACAAACGCAACAAGACCTACAGGTAGTGCTACAAATATACTAGGCACGTTTCCATATGCTGATGGAGTAATTGTTACAGCAGGTACTGGAATCTTTTTTAGTAATGATGGACAAAATTGGTTAAATATAGGTAGAGCTTCTGTAGCTAGTAGTGGAGATAACCATACAGCTTTTACAGGAAGAAGTACACTAACCAGAACTGGACAAGGACAATGTCAATTTGCATTGTTTGATGGAGCTACGTTTGATTATGGTACAGTAATTATAACAGACGGAGCAAATAAACCTTATGCTTTTAGAATGGAAGGTACTGGTGCTTTAGCTAGTAGAACTTTTTTTGCAGAAGAAATAACTGTAACAGGAACAAAACATGCTAAGTATGTAACAACTCACGATAAACATTTAATTGTTGCAGGTGTCGAAGATAACTTAAATACAATATATTATAGTGGTACATTAGACCCTACAGACTTTACAAGTACAGGTTCTGGTAATATAGTTTTAGAAGACCAAATAGAAGGCGTTAAAGGTTTCCGTAATGAGTTATTTATCTTTTGTACAAATAGTATATTTAAACTTATAAATATAAATGGTAGTGCAAGTGAAATAGCAATAGTACCAGTTACAAAAAACGTAGGTTGTTTAAGTGGTTATAGTATTCAAGAGATTGGTGGTGACTTAATATTCTTAGCACCAGATGGATTAAGAACTGTTGCAGGTACAGCAAGAATTGGTGACGTTGAACTAGGTACAGTTAGTAAAGCTATACAACCACTTGTCACAGACTTGACAGAAAGCATAAATAGCTATATAATAAGTAGTGTTGTATTACGAGATAAATCTCAGTATAGATTGTTCTATGCAGATTCAAGTTTAGAACAAACACAACAAAAAGGAATAATAGGAACATTAAGACCTGATGGATTTCAATGGTCTGAAACAAGAAGTTTAGAAGTTACTGCAATTGGTTCAGGATTTGATAGTAACAATGTAGAACAATATTATCATGGAGATACTGAAGGATATGTATATCAACATGATACAGGAAATAGTTTTGACGGAACAAACATATTAGCTCGTTACGAAACACCAAACTATGATTACGGAGACTTAGGAACTTTAAAAACTTTACATTACGTAAGAGTATCAGCAAGCTCAGAAGGTATTACAGAGCCTGATGTCCAAGTTAGATTTGATTACGGAAATACAGACATACCACAACCCCCAGATTTATTTGACTTAGGAGTTATAAATCCTCCATCTAAATTTGGAGATGCTTTATTTAATACAAACGTATTTGGTGGTGGTGATAACCCTTTAATAAGAATTCCATTACAAGGGAGTGGAACAAGTAATAATTTTACCATTATAAGTGATGATACAAAACCACCATACACGATAAATGGTTTTTATGTAGATTATATACCTTCAGGCAGGAGATAATAAATGGCACAAACATATACACGACAAAGTTCGTTTGCAGATGGAGATACTATAACTGCTGCATTATTTAATAACGAATATAATCAGTTAGTCAACGCATTTGCATATAGTTCAAGTAGTGCAAGTTCTACAGGACACAGACACGATGGTACTGCAGGACAAGGTGGTAACATTCATACTATCGGTGACTTAGACTTTTTAAACAAAATTGTCGTAGACAGTACAAATAATAGATGGGGATTTTATGTAGAAGTTTCTTCTTCTGCAGTAGAACAAATTAGAATACAAGATGGAGCTATCGTACCAGTAACAGATAATGATATAGATTTAGGTACAAGCTCATTAGAATTTAAAGATGCATACTTTGATGGTACAGTAACAACTGATGCTTTAGTAGCAGATACTGCAGATATTAATGGTGGAACTGTAGATGGTGCAACCATTGGAGCTAACTCAGCTTCTACAGGTGCATTTACTTCTGTAACTACAACAGGTAATGTTGATGTTGGAGGTAACTTAACCGTAACAGGAACAACAACTTTTAATGGTGGTACACTTACTCTTGGTGATGCTGCTTCAGACAATGTTGTATTTGGTGCTGATGTAGATTCAAGTATAATTCCTGATGATGATGATACATATGACTTAGGAAGTTCTTCACAAGAGTGGAGAAACTTATATATCGATGGAACAGCCAACATCGATAGTTTAGTAGCTGATACAGCAGACATAAATGGTGGTACAGTTGATGGTGCAGTTATTGGTGGTTCAAGTGCAGCAGCTATTACAGGTACAACAATTACAGGTACAAGTTTTGTTATAGGTTCAGCAGATATTAATGAAGCAGAACTAGAAACAATTGATGGAGTTACAGCAGGAACTGTTGCAGCTTCTAAAGCTATCGTAGTAGATAGTAACAAAGACTTTACAGGGGCTAGAAACATTACACTAACTGGAGAACTTGATGCAGGTTCTTTAGATGTAAGTGGTGATGTAGATGTTGATGGTACACTTGAAACAGATGCACTATCTATAAATGGTACAGCAGTTACATCAACAGCAGCCGAACTAAACATACTTGACGGAGTTACGTCAACTGCTGCAGAGTTAAATATACTTGATGGTGTTACAGCTACAGCAGCAGAAATAAATGTTCTTGATGGTATTACATCAACAGTTGCAGAACTAAACATTTTAGATGGTGTTACAGCAAGTGCTGCAGACATTAATCTTATAGACGGAATTACAAATGGAACTGTTATAGCTAGTAAAGCTATCATAACAGATTCAAACAAAGACATTACTGGTGGTAGAAATATAACCATTAGTGGTGAGTTAGATGCAGCCACATTAGATATTAGTGGTGATGCAGACATAGACGGAACATTAGAAGCTGATGCGATTACAATACAAGGTATTGCACTTTCAGAAACAATTGCTGATACTGTTGGAGGTATGGTTACAAGTAATACGGAAACAGGTATTACAGTTACATTTGACGATTCAGACAACACATTAGACTTTGTAATTGGTACACTTAACCAAGACACAACAGGCAATGCAGCAACAGCTACAGCTTTAGAAACAGCAAGAACAATTCATGGTGTATCATTCGATGGTACAGCAAACATAGACTTATCAGAAGTTGTACAAGATACTGTAGGTGCTATGTTCTCAAGTAATACGGAAACAGGTATTACAGCAACATATCAAGATAGTGATGGAACAATTGATTTAGCAGTAGGTAATGTTATTGCAGTTGCAGCAGGTTCTTCAGCATCAAATATTGCTTCTGGAGGAACTGTAACTTTTGCAGGAACTTCAAACGAAATAGATGTAGCAGAAAGCTCTGGTACAATAACATATGGATTACCTACTAATGTAACTATTGGTGGTACATTAACAGCAGCTACACTAGATATTAGTGGAGATGTTGATATAGATGGTACGTTAGAAGCTGATGCTTATACAGTTAATGGTACATCTTTAGAAGAATTTATTTCTGATACAACAGGTGCAATGTTTACAAGTAATACTGAAAGTGGTATTACAGTTACATATCAAGATGCAGATAACACAATAGACCTTTCAATCGATGCAGCACAAACAGGTATTACATCTTTACTAGCTACAGACATTAAGATTGGTGAGGATGACCAAACTAAAATAGATTTTGAAACAGCAGACGAAATACACTTCTATGCAGCTAATGCCGAACAAGTATACGTAGCTGACGGTATCTTTGGACCACAAACAGATAGTGATGTAGATTTAGGTTCTAGTGCTGTACGTTGGAAAGATGCTTATGTAGACTCTCTAACAACTACAGGTGCTATAACTGTAGGTGGAAACTTAACAGTTAATGGAACTACTACTACAGTTAATAGTACAACAGTTACAGTAGATGACCCAATCTTTACATTAGGTGGTGATTCTGCTCCGGGTTCTGATGATAACAAAGATAGAGGTATTGAGTTTAGATGGCATGATGGAAGTGCAGCTAAACTTGGATTCTTTGGATATGATGATAGTGCTACAGCATTTACATTTATTCCAGATTCTTCAAACAGTTCAGAAGTTTTCTCAGGTTCAGCAGGTAACGTAGTCTTTGGAGGTATCACAGGTACAAGTGCTACAATCTCAGGAGATTTAACAGTAGATACTTCTACACTAAAAGTAGATAGTTCAAACAATAGAGTAGGTATAGGTAATGCTTCTCCAGATGTATCTCTTGATATTGGTAGCTTTACAGATGCTATACACGTACCAGTAGGTACAACAGCACAAAGACCGGGAAGCCCTGCAGCAGGTTATTTTAGATATAATACTACAACAAGTAAGTTTGAAGGCTACACAGATTCTTGGGGAGCTATAGCAGGTGGTGGTTCTGGTACAAACATGGATACCAACATCTTTGCAGGTGACGGTTCAGATACTACATTTACTTTAAGCACAGCACCAGACGATGAGAATAATCTTATGGTCTTTATTGATGGTGTATTCCAAGCTCAGAATGTTTACTCAGTTTCAGGAACTACATTAACCTTTGCAACTGCTCCGGCTAGTGGCAGAGTTATAACAGTCTATCACAGCACAACAACTGTTGGTGGTTCTAACAACTCAATAGCTACAATGACTGGTGATGGTAGTGATACAACACTAACACTATCTGTTAATCCAGTACACGAGAACAACGTATCAGTATTCTTTGATGGTGTTTATCAAAGCAAATCAAACTACAGTATATCTGGTACAACACTTACATTCTCTACAGCCCCTGCAAGTGGTGTAGCTGTAGAAGCTATCACAGCAACAAATACAAGTATTACAACTGCTACTCAGCTTTCTGATGCAGATGGTGATACACTAATACAGACTGAAGAAAGTTCTGACGAAGATAAGATACGTTTTGATACCGGTGGTACTGAAAGAGTTATTATAGATTCTACAGGAATGGGTATAGGAACTTCGAGTCCTTCAAAAAAATTAGTAATTTCAGATGGTGGTAACCAAGGTATTGAATTATCTCCTGCTGAATCAGGAGTAAGTCGTTTATTTTCTTATAATCGTGGGACAAGTGCTTATACCACTTTACAAATACAAGGTGCTGATTTAAGATTTTTTACAAATGCA